GGCGGGGGGGGGCGCTGGCCACCCCCCCACGCCGGGTCGACCTCGCCGACGGAAGATCGGTGTGCGGCCGGTGCACTGATGACGGGGCGCTGCTCCGGAAACTGGACTGCGGTCACATGGCGACCGCGGGGAACCTGGTCGTCCGCCACGGCGGCGGCTACACGTGCGCGCAGTGCTCGCATCAGCAGAAGGTGAAGGAGTCCACATGACTACTCCGGGTTACGGATCTTCGGGTGAGTCGAAGACGCCCGTCCAGTCCGCCGGCCGGACCAGCGGCGAGCCGACGAACGAGCCGGGCCAGTACCCGTCGTCGCTGTTCGGCGTCGCCCTGCCCGCCGGGACCGGCGCGGCCGGGACGCCGGGCAATGCCCTGTACTCGGGGGATCCGACGAACGAGCCGGGCCAGCTGAATGAGGGCCTGTCGGGGCTCGGCCCGTCGGTGATCGCGCACACCGGGGCGCCGGGGAGCACCGGCGCGCAGAACAGCGCGGGGGGCGCCGACCAGGTGACGTTCACCCGGCCGGGTGCCTACCTGACCGGCACCCAGGTCACTGACACCGTCGCGGACAATGTGTCCGGGGTCAACGACTGGACGCAGGCCGCAGACGGCATGTACGGCACCGGGCCGCAGCTCCCCGGCGTGGCCGGGAACATGCCGCTGGGTACCGGCGCGGGTGAGGGCATGGTGGAAAACGGTGCGGGCAGGTACCGCAGATGATCGACCTGTCGCATCTCGCGCGGAACGGCCCGTGGGTCACCTCCCAGGCCGGCGGGAACATGACGTCGTCGAACATGGAGGCCCTGACGGCTCCCGGGTCGCCGCCGTCGGATCCGCTGCCGGACCGCACCTCGCAGGGTGACCCGGTCGTATCGGCGTCGGATACGGTGCCGGTGGGGACTCCGCCGTCGCGGATCACGACCGGCGGCTATGCCCCGTCGCCGCCCGTGTGGCAGGCGGACTGACTTGCACCTGCCGTGGCATGACCGTCTCGCCGGCGGTGTCTCGTTCTCCACATCCATCCAGCCGGAGGAAGCTGCCGAACTGGGGCGGCTGGCCGCCGGCCGGACGGTGCTGGAGATCGGGTCGGCGTACGGTTACTCGGCGTGCGTCATGGCGTTCGCAGGCGCCGAGACGGTCACGGCGGTGGATCCGCATACATGGATTCCGGGGTCGTTCGAGGCGATGTGCGCGAATCTGGAGGCGTGCGGCGCGCTCGGCGACGGGCCGGCTGCGGAAGTGCTGATTGTCGCGAAGCCGTCACAGGCCGTCATGCCGGAACTCGCGGCCGCGGGACGCCGGTTCGGTCTGATCTTCATCGATGGCGACCACAGTGAGACCGCGGTCCGCCACGACATCGCGCAGGCACTCACGTTGCTGGAGCCGGGCGGTACGATCGCCTGCCATGACTACGGCGAGGACTGCTGCTGCCCCGGTGTCCGCGCCGCGGTGAACGAGATGTTCCCCGGAGGCGGCACGGTGACCGGAACGCTGATGGTGGTGACGCCGTGAAAGTCCTCGTCACCGGGTCCGGCGGGTTCATCGGTCAGCACCTCGCCGCCGAGCTGGCAGCACGCGGTGACGAGATGGTGCCGTTCGACCGGCCGGACCGTGATGTCCGCCGCGTCGCCGACCTCGAGCGGGTCCTGTCTTTCCGCGACATCGGCGCCGTCATCAACCTCGCCGGGATGCTCGGCACCCCCGAGCTGTTCGGCTCCGAAGCCGCCGCGCTGCAGGTCAACACCATCGGCGCCGTCAACGTGTACGACATGGCGAAACGGTACGGCGATATCCCCGTCGTCCAGATCGGCACCGGGCATAAAGGGCAGCCGAACCCGTACGCCATCACCAAGGGCTGCGCCGAGGACCTGGGACTCGCGCGGGCGCAGTGGGGCGGCGAGAAAATCGTCGTCGTGCGGGCGTTCCATGTGTACGGTCCCGGCCAGATCCCGGGTCCGCCCCACGGTCCCGCTTCGGTGCATAAGTTCTTCCCGACATTCGCGTGCCGGGCGCTGTCCGGGATGCCGCTGGAACTGTGCGGCGGCGGCGGCCAGCTGATCGACCCCGTTCACGTCACCGACGTGGCTGCCGTCCTCGCTGACGCGATCGGCGGCCCGTACGGCGGCGTGACCGAGGCGGGATGCGGGAAACCGTTCACCGTCCGCGAGATCGCGCAGGACATCGCCGTCGAGTGCCGGCCCGCGGTGACGCTGCCGGTGCGGCGCGGTGACCCGAAGACGGTGCCGCCGCGGGCTGGCGAGCCGCAGGACGCCGAGGTCGTCGCCACCGTCCCGGCGTGCGTGAACGAGTGGCCGCACCTCGTCCGGGAGACCGCGGACTGGTACCGGGCGTGGCTGAACCGCTGATCACGGTTGTGACCCCAACCTGGCAGCGCACCGACCTGGTGACCACCCGGTGCATCCCGTCGGTCCTGAACCAGGACTACCCGAACGTCGAGCATGTGGTGGTCGCCGACGGCCAGGACCTCGCACTCGGCCGCGAGATCGCGCACATGTTCCCGGCTGAACTTGAGTCGGGGCGGCTGAAGTTCGCTGAACTCGACACCCACGACCACGCGTACCGGTGGGGACACCGGGCGCGGCTCCGCGGCCTCGAACTCGCCGCTGGTGACGTGGTCGCCTACCTCGATGACGACAACGCGTACCGGCCGCAGCACCTCCGCGTCCTCGCCGCCGCCCTCGCCGCAGCACCGGCGGACTGGGGATACAGCCAGTCGATGATGCACGGCCACGGCCCGTCCTACATTGTCGGCGCCGCGCCGCCGGGCTGCGGGAGCCTCGACACGTCCGCCATGATGCACCGCACCGGCCTGCTGGATAAGGCGACGTGGCGGGATGAGGGGCAGGAAACGGTGGACTGGGACCTCGCGGAACGGTGGCTCGCCGGGTACGCGTCGTACGTGTTCTGGCCGGAAGTCACCGTCGACTACTACTTTTCCCGGTGAAGATTTTCTCCGGGCACGACGGGTCGGGCTGCGCCTATTACCGGGTCATCCAGCCGCTGGAAGAACTTGCCCGCCACGGCCACGACGTGACCCTCGTGTCCGCGGTCCAGGACGACGGCGGCCCGGGTGTCACGATCGGGCAGGCCGCCGGGAACGATGTGGTGGTGGCGCAGCGGTGGAACAACCACGCGGCGATGGGGTCGTGGCGGCGGATGTCGCAGGCGTCGAAACTCGTCTACGAAACCGATGACGACGTGTTCAGCGTCGATCAGGTGAACTGGTCCGCCTACTGCATCTACAGCCGCGCTGACGTGCAGGACGCGGTGTCGTTCTCGGCGCGGACGGCATCGCTAGTGACGGTTTCCACCGAGCCGCTGGCGAAGGTGATGCGGGAGCACAGCGACAACGTGGTGGTCCTCCCGAACCACATCCCTGCATATGTATGCGACGTGGAGCGGCCGCGTGCAGACCGCCTGGTCATCGGGTGGGGCGGCGGGGCGTCGCATGCGCAGGACGTGTCGCTGATCGCCCGGCCGGTGCGCCGGTTCCTCGAGCGGAACCCTGGCTGGGACATGCACCTGAAAGGCGTCGACTACCGGCCCACGATCCGCCACCCCAGGGTGCGGTTCTCGCCGTGGCTGCATATCGTGGACGACGCCCGCGCCTACTACGGGTCCGCTGATTTCGATATCGGGCTGGCGCCGATCTACCCGTCCGTGTTCGCGGCGTCGAAGAGCGCGATCAAGGCGCTGGAGTACGGGGCGCTGGGAATCCCTGTTATCGCCAGCGACTGCGAGGCGTACCGCGACTACGTTCTCCACGGCGTCACCGGGTTCCTCGTGAAACGTGACCACGAGTGGCTGGGCTACATGCAGGAACTCGCAAACGACGCCGGGCTGCGGGAATCGATGGGCGCCAAGGCCCGCGAGCTAGCCCGCCAGCACTGCATCGACAACGGGTACCGGCTGTGGGAACAGGCTTACGCCGGGCTGCTGAGGTAGAGCGGTGCCATCCCGCGTAGCTCCCGAGCCGCGTTATCCAGGTCGGCCAGGACGCCCTCGTCGCCGTACTTGCTGTCCCCTGGTCGCGGGGGCCTGTAAGCGGTGCGCCAGAACGCACGGTCGAATCTGTCCGCTAGCTTCCGCCGACGTCGGCGGCTTAGCGGTTCGTACCATTCGCTCATGTCACTGCCTTCCGGATGATGATCATGCCGTACCGGTACGTCACCGACTCCGTCTCGCCGCCGGGTTCCTCGAGCAGCCCCAGGAATGACCGCGCCGTGTCCAGCATGGTGTGGTCGCCCCGGAACTGCCAGTGCTTCCCGAACCCGACGAACCAGTCCTCGACGACGTAGTAGCCGCCGGGCGTGACCAGCGGCCACAGCAGGTCGAATGTCCGGCGGGTCATGACGCCCTCATGGGATGCGTCGTCGACGATGAGATGCCAGCCGTCCGGGCTGATCGCGGTGAGCTGGCCGGGGAGCGACGGGTCGTCCTGCGCGCACCGTATCCGCGCTGTCCCCTCGGGCCACACGCAGCGGGGGTCGGCGTCGACGCCGGCGATGATCCCGCCGGGGAACAGGTGCTGCCACAGCCGCAGCGATTCGCCCTGCCAGACGCCGACCTCGCAGATGCGGCCCGGTGCGTTCAGCAGCCCGGCGATCTGCTCATAGGCGGGCAGGTAGCCCTGGCTGATCTTGTCCGTCCCGAAGCACTCAAGCGTGTCCATGGCGTCTAGGAGACCACATTGCGTATCAGGATGCTTCACGACCGCAGCGGTCCCCGGTGGGACGGCCAGGACTGGCCCCCGGCGGGCAGCGAGATCGACGTCCCCGACGATGAGGCGATAGCGCTGTGCGAGCACGGGCTGGCGGTCCCCGCCGCTGACGGCGACACCCACGACACCCCGGTCCCTGCCGCTGACGCCGCGGTGGAGACACGCGGCGCGCCGATCGTGAACTCGCCGAAAGCCGCGTGGGTGGAGCATGCGGTGAGCCTGGGCGCGGACCGCGCCGGCGCGGAAGGTTCGACGAAAGCTGACCTGATCGCGTGGGTGAAGGACCGCGGCCAGGGCGCGCCGGAAGGATGAACATCCCGCTGCTCGACGCGTGGACGGACTGGGCGTGCCCGAACTGCGCGCGGACGGAGCGCACACGGCCGATCCCCGCGGCCGCGGCCCGCATGCATGACTGCCCGGGGCTCCACGGCCTGACGGCGCCGCTGGTGGCCGCGGGGACGGACTGCAAGGTGATCGCCACCGAACGCGGTGATTACCTCGCCGGTGACGTGCAGCGGACCGGTGATGACGGGAAGCCTTACATGAACGTGACCACCGTCCGCGCGGACGGCAGCAGCGATATCGCGGTGTTCGCCGGCGTGGCGGCCCTGCACGGAGGGATCTGACATGGCCGGCTGGACTGACAGTTCCCCCACTTCCCGTATTTTTGCGCAGGCGATCCTGAATCCGCTGACCGCGTCAGCATGGTCCACCACGGAACCCACCACGTACGGCGCGAACGGGCTGTCCGCGGACGCGGTCAACGTGGCCCTGTTCAACAACACCGTCTCCCCGGATGCGTCCGCGGCGGTCGGCTCGACGGGCTACAACACGGGGACGTGGACGACCGGCAACGAGGTCACCGACGTCACGAACTGGGTCGCCGGGGGCCGGGCGCTCGGGTCGAAGACGTTCACGGTCCTGACCGCCGGGTCGCAGACCACCCCGTCGGGAATCTCGTTCGACGCCGCGGACCTGGCGGGCGGCGGGACCGTGACGATCACCGCGACGTTCGGGTGCCTGGTGTATGACGCCACGATCACCGCCGGCACCGTCGCCAAGCAAGGTTTGTGCTTCAACTACTTCGGCGGCACCCAGTCCGTGACCGCCGGGACATTCACCATCATCTGGGATGCGACGGGGGTCTTCAAGTTCACGAACTGACCGGCGGCTCATGGAGGGGCTGATCCGTGAGCACTCAGCTTTTCCTGCGGAATACGGCATCCGATCTGGGAGGCGCCGGGCAGAAGGCGCTGGCACCGGCCCGCGGCGCCGCAGCGGTTTCGAAGGTCACGAACTCGACGGCTTCGGGGACGAATATCCAGGTCACCGACACGGCCGGCGGTCAGGCGCTGACCTGGTTCTCGACGCCGCTGGAAGCGGTCACCATTTCCAGCACGGTCACCGTGAACCTGCGGGGCCTGGAGTCGGCGTCAGCGGATAACGCCGGCGGCGGGATACTCGTCGAGCGTACGGACGGCACGGGCGCCGTGATCAGCGCCATCCTCAATGACGTCACCGTGCCCAGTACCATCACTGAGTACTCGTCGGTGTCGGAGGCGGCGAAGAACGGAACCTACACCCCGACGTCAACGACGCTGGCGACCGGTGACCGGGTCAAGGTCACGCTGAAGCTCCGCAATGTCGGGACGATGGCCGCGGGGACCGTCCAGAACTTCATCGACGGCCCGACGGCTGCGGCGTCCGGTGACTGCTACGTCACGTTCACCGAGACGCTGGTGCCGCGTGTCACGGTGACCGCCGGCGTGGCGCCGGCGGCCGGGGCGGCACCCGCGGCGACCCCGGCGCCATCGGCCCAGGTGGCTGCGGCCGCGGCCACGGCCGCAGCCCCGCAGGCTTCGGTCACGACGACGTCCGGGGGCACGAACGCTCCCGCCGGGGTCGCCGCCGCCGCGGGGACGGCGCTGCCTCCCGTTCCCGCCGTTACGGCGGCCGCCGGGGTGGCCGCAGGAACGACGGCCGCATCACAGCCGTCGGCTGCCGGTGCTGTCACAGCCGCCGCAGCGGCCGCTGTGACGGCCGCCGCAGCGGCCGCGGCCGCCTCTCAGATCCATGCGGGCATCGCCGGCTCCGCGGGAGCCGCTGGGGCGCCGGCGACAGCACACGCCGCCGCCCCCGCCGTCCCCGCGGCTTCCGGTACGGCGGCCGCGCCGCAGGCCGCCGTCACCGTCAGCGCCGCCGCCGCCGCCGCCGCCGGCACAGCCAGCCAGCCAGCCGTTTCGACGTCAGGGAGCGCCAGCGCCCCGGCCGCCGCCGCGGCCGGTACTGCAACCGCGAATATGCCGGCCGCTGCCGCTGCCGTCACCGCGGGCGTGGCAACCGGACTGGCGGCCGCCACGGCGCCGTTCCTGGCCGCCACCGCGAACACCCAGGCCGCTGCAGCCCTGGCGGCCGCACTGCAGGCCGCCGCAGGAGGCGGACTTCACCCGGCCCGCAGCACCCCGGCTGTCACCGCCGGGAATACGTCAGCGCCCGCCGTCACCGGGCTGGCAGTCGCCGCCGCCGTCACCTCGGTCACCTGGGCCAGCGTCTACAGCGCCACCTACGGCAGCACCTACCCCGCCAGCCAGGTACAGCCGACCTCGGCAGTCACGGCAGGCAGCACCTCGTCCCCGGCGGTCACCATGGCGGCCGCGTCGGCGCCGGCAGTCAGCGACGGATAGGAGCAGCACCGGCCATGCCCGTGTTCACCCTCCCGCCTGACACTCGCGCCCCCGGCACCGGGAACCCGGCCGCCGACATGAACGGCGTCACCGACGCCCTCACCGCCATAGGCGCCCCCTACTCGGTCCTCAACGCCACCTATGCGGGGGGTGCGGACCCCACTGGCGCCATCGACTCGACGGCCGCGTTCCTGGCAGCGATCACCGCGCTGCCCGCAGGCGGCGGCCAGATCACCGCCGGGCCCGGCACGTTCCTCATCTCCGGTGCGGGGCTGGCGTTCGGCCGGAACCAGGGCATGATCTGCGCGGGCCGCGGCGCCACCAAACTCGTCTACACCGGCACCGGGACGGCTGTCGCCGTGTTCGACTCGTCGTTCTCCAGCTCGCTGAGCTTCGGGGGCCGGTTCGCCGGGTTCACTATCGACGGCACCGGCGCCGGCGCGTCCGCCATCGGCATGTCGTGGGGGAACCTCGGCATCGGCCGCTGCGCCGACATCGAGATCAAGAACTTCACCGGCGCCACCGCCGTGGGGCTGAAGTTCAGGAACGGCACCACGCTCGTCAACTGGTCCGAGGAAGCCGAGTGGACCGGCATCAACATCGCGAACAACACGGTCAACGTGCTGTTCGACACCGGGAGCTTCGACTACTCGCTGTACCAGTTCGTCATCAACGCGAGCTCAGGGCAGGACGGCATCCGGCTCCAGAACGATGCGTCGCTCGAGGGCTGCCGCCTCGAGGTCCGCGGGAACTTCAAGGCCGGCGCGGGGAACACGGCGTCGGTGATCAGCCTCGACCCCGGCAACGCATCCGGGACGTCCCGGATCGACGGCTGCCAGATATACGTCAACGTCGAATGCGACGGGTCGTCCGGTACTGGCCATTTCACCCTGTCAGCGGCCGGAAGCTCGACGTCGCAGTTCACCGGCACCGGGGTCCTGCAGTTCAACGACGAGACGATCAGCTTCCAGGGCGCGAATCTAGTCAGCGCACCCGGTCCGCTATTCGGCTTCTCCGGCCGCGTCGTGGATCATGTTCTCGGGAAGATGTCTCCAGGTGACGCCCTGACGGTGCAGGGCGGGTCACAGTGGACAGAATTCGGGTCGCTGGCCACCGCATTCCCGGCGACGATCTTCCTGAAGTCCGGGGACCTGCAGGCGTTCCGTCTCGCGAACGGCGTCAACACGGCGGCGTTCGGCAGCAATCTCGACCGGGCACGGAAGATTGACCTGTTCCTGGCGCAGCCTGCGGGCGGCGCGAAGGGAACCGTGTCGTGGCCGGGGAACGTGGTGTGGCCCGGCGGGACCGCGCCGGCGCTGAAGGCAAATAACGGCGCGGTGGACCGGATCCGGCTGCTGTACCTGCCGTCAGAGACTGCGTGGTACGGCGAGATCGTGGGCGCGAAGGCAGCCCCGGCGGCGTTCCTGCCCGCCGACCCGGCGTCCACAGTGTCGGTGAACATCCCGGTGATGATGGGAACCGGCGCGACCTGCGCCTACACCCCGGCCGGGACGGGCCTCGTCCAGGTGAACGTGACGGGGTTCGGCGCGACCGCGACCGCCGCCGTCCAGTTCAACATCGGTCCCCGGTTCGGCACCGGCACCGCGCCCGTCAACGGCGCCGCGGACACGGGCACCCGGTTCGGCTGTCTCGCCGACCAGCTGATCAAGGTGCCGTCCATCGGCGGGAAGACGGCGTGGGCATTCACCGCCCAGATCCAGCTCGTCACCGGCACCTCCTACTGGTTCGATGTGGCGGTCAGCACCAACACGGCCGCTGACGCGGCGTCGGTGTCCGGCATCGGCATGACGATTCAGGAGCTGGCATGAGCGCCACCGTGTTCTTCGCCGACCCGGCCAACGAGATCGCCACGCTCACCAACACGTTCTCCGTCCTCGGCGTCCCCACCGACCCGACCGTCACCACCCTGACCATCACCGATCCCACCGGCGCCATCACCACCCCGGCGGTCACCCATGTCTCGACCGGGAAGTTCTCCGCGACCGTGGCCTGCACCATCGCCGGGCTGTGGCTGTACAAGTGGACCGGTACCGGGGCGGCGCAGGACACCGCCGAGGGCACGTTCACCGTCTCCGCGATCGACAACTCGTTCTACTGCTCGGTGGAGGAACTGAAATCACGGCTCGGCGTCACCGGCACCGGGGATGACCTGGAGCTGACGTTCGCCGTCCAGGCCGCGTCCCGCTCGGTTGACGAGATCTGCGGCCGGTACTTCTGGCGCGGCACCGACACCCGCACCTACGTCCCCCAGTCCATCTGGGAACAGTCCCTCGACGACCTCGTATCGGTCACCACCCTGAAGATCGACCGCGACGGTGACGGGACATTCGAGGAAACGTGGACGCTGAACACCGACTACGCCCTCACGCCCTACAACACGGGCAGCACGGGTGAGCTGCGGCCTTATACGGGGATGCGGATCACGGGGACGAAGTTCCTGCCGTTCACGTGGATGTGGTCGCACCTGGACCGTATTCAGGTAACGGGCGTGTTCGGGTGGCCGTCGGTGCCGCTGGCCGTGAAGCAGGCGTCGCTGATCGCGGCGGCGGACCTGTTCAAGCTTAAAGACGCCCCGTTCGGCGTCGCCGGCATCTCCGATTTCGGGGTGATGCGAGTCAAGGCCAACCCGATCGTTCCCGCGCTCCTCGCCAGGTACATGTCCGGGCAGCGGGTCGGCGTCTGATGACCCAGGCGACATTCACCGCTGTCCGGCAGGCCCTCGCCGCGACCCTCGCGAAGATCCCCGGCCTCAACACCTACGGCGAGTACGCCGAGCAGATCACCGTACCCGCCGCCATCATTCTGCCCGTCCAGGGAACATTCCTGTCCTACGTCACCCAGGACGGCGCGCTGAACGTCAGCCTGCGGGCCGCGCTGTGCGTCGCCCGCGCCGACGGCACTGGCGGGCAGGCGCTCATGGACCCGTTCCTCGCCACCACCGGCACCCAGTCCGTATTCGCCGCCCTCGCCGCCGACCCCCGCCTCGGCGGCACCGTCGACTTCGCCGCGCTCATCGAGGCCACCGGCTACGGACCGATCAGCGTCGGCGCCATCGACTACCTCGGCTGCCACCTCATCATCAGCATAGGAATCTGAGTGCACCCTGGTCCTATAATTAAGTCATGGCCACGAGATCAGTACGCGACCGGTTCGAGAGCAAGGTCATCAAGGGCGCGCCCGGCGAATGCTGGGGCTGGCGCGGCGCCCACTTCCAGCAGAATGGCTACGCGCTGTTCAGCATCCGTACCGTGGTGGATCTCAAGTGGCGGCCGACCACGGCTCACCGCATCGCCTATGAGCTTTACGTCGGCCCGATCCCGGACGGACTGGTCATCGACCATCTGTGCCGGAACCGCGGGTGCGTCAACCCCGAGCACCTGGAACCCGTCACTCGCGGCGAGAACGTACGCCGCGGCATGCATCCGACCGCCGTCCTGGTCCGCGAGAATCACTGCGGCAAAGGACATAAGTTCACGCCGGATAACACGATTGTCCGCAAGAACGGCAAGCGTGAATGCCGGACATGCGTGCGAGCCCGGGACGTTGCCAGAAACGCAAAGGGCGGCAGGCGAGAGCACTACGCCGCCATGTATCAGAAGCGGAAGGCGGCATCAGGCCCCCGCTGAAGGGGGTGATGCCTAATGCGCTGGCTGCTGACACATCCAGGGCCGTTAGCCGAACTTTTCCGTCGCTGACGTGTTCAACGGCTGGGCCGAAGCCCTCACCGCCGCCGGGGAAAAAGTCGTCACCTACAACCTCGACCGGCGGCTCACCTTCTATGACGCGGCGTTCCTCGAAACCGGGCATGTTTCCGACGACGGCCATCCCCAGTTCAAGAAGGCACTCGACCGGGACCAGGCCGTCGAGCTCGCCGCCGACGGCTTGCTCGGCGCCTGCTACCGGTGGTGGCCCGACATCATCTTGTGCACGTCGGCGTTCTTCACCCCGCCGTTCGTCCTTGAGGTCATGAAATCCCGGGGCCACAAGATCGTCATGCTGTTCACCGAAGGCCCGTACCAGACTGAGATGCAGCTGAAGATGGCTGCCTACGCCGACCTGTGCCTCGTCAACGACCCCGTCGACATTGGCCGGTACCGTGCCATCGCCCCGTCGGAATACATGCCGCATGCTTACCGTCCCGTCCTGCATCACCCCGGGCCGCCGGTCCCGGAGATGGCATGCGACCTGGGGTTCTCCGGCACCGGGTTCCCGTCGCGGCGGAAATTCTTCGCCGATATGGACCTCGCCGGGCTCGACGTGATCCTGGCGGGGAACTGGATGGGGCTGCAGGAAGACTCGCCGCTGCATCCGTACCTGGTCCACGAGATCGACCGGTGCTTCGACAACGAGCAGACCGCTGACCTGTACCGGTCCGCTAAGGCCGGCATCAACCTGTACCGCACCGAAGCCGAGGACGAGAACCAGGGCCTCGGCTGGGCGATGGGTCCTCGTGAGGTGGAGCAGGCTGCCTGCGGCCTGTTCTACCTGCGGGACTCCCGGCCCGAAGGCGATGACCTGCTGCCGATGCTCCCCGTGTTCACTGACGCGGGGGATGCGTCGGAGAAGCTGCGGTGGTGGCTGGCCCATGACGGGATGCGCGGCGAGGCGGCGCGGATGGCACGCGCCGCGGTCGCGGACAGGACGTTCGACAGTAACGCACGGAAGCTGCTCCGGTTGCTTGACCGGCAGCCAGTCAGAATGTAACCGGAAGGAAACGGATAAATGGCGCGAATCCACGGCAGGAATGGTGTGGTTTACCTGGGTTTGACCACGGCCGCGGCCGCATCACCCGTTGCTTTCATGGCGGCGTGGACGATGTCGATGACCGTCGACCATCAGGAAGTCACCGCGTTCGGCGACTCCAACAAGGTGTACGTTTCCGGGCTCCCGGACGCGTCCGGGGACTTCACCGGGTTCATGGACGACGTGACCTCCCAGACGTATGTCGCGGCCGTGGACGGTCTGCCCCGCAACTTCTACCTTTACCCGAACATCACCCTCGACCCCAACGTGTACTGGTTCGGCACGGTGCTGCCGGACTTCTCCGCGGACGGCGCGGTCGCGTCGGCGGTCAACGCCAAGTCGGCGTGGGTCGCGGCGTCCCGCGTGCAGCGGTACACCGGGTGGGGCGGCCTGAACACCTAGCGAGCGCTGTTCACCGCGGCGGCGAACCGCGTGGCCTGGTTGTGCACGAGGCGGGCTGATGTGCCGGTGTTCGTCTCATGCCAGATCAGTACCTCACCGGATGGCAGGGTGACGGTGAGGTCGGTGGTGTGCTTACGGCCGGCGAGCCCGGACCGGAAGTCGCTCACCTCGGCCCGGGCTCCTGCGGCGGGATAGTCCTGCTTGCTCAGGGTGATGACGCCGCCGTCGACGGCAATGCGGTGGCCGGGGCGTCCGACGCGCAGCGCGGTTGGCTTCTGGATGTCGTGGCCGTGATCAGCGAGGGTCTGGCGCAGGGTCTTCATGACAGAGTTCTTTCTCTACTGCGGCGATGACGATCTGGGTCATCGGGATCCGCTTGTCGAAGGCAGCTTTCCGGAGCCGGTCATACAAGGACCGTGGGAACCGGATAGGGACTGCCTGCAGATCATCCATGCCATCACGGTATCGCGATATCAGGAAGGGTGCTAGTGGCTAAGGTCACCATCAACGGCGAGATGTTCGATTTCGATCAGGGCAAGCGGCCGATGCTCGAGGCGCTGACCATCGAGGACAAGCTGAAGATGCCGTATGCCGAGTGGGAAACCCAGCTCGGCGCCGGGTCGGTGCGGGCACTGTGCGGATTCATCTGGATGGTGTGGCACCGCGACGGCCGCGGGATCCCGCTCGAGGACATCCTGTCTGGCGCGGCCGAGGTGAACCTCGCCGAGGTGAAGATCGAGGCCGACGAGGGCGAGGCGGACCCTACCAGCCTGACCCCCGGTCCCTCGCCCACGACCGGGACCGCTACATCGGCGCGTTCGCCGAAGTCCTCGGAATCCGGCCCTGGGAAATCCCCCTCCTAGACCAGTCGGAATTCGAGTCACTGATCGACTACCTTGAAGGCAAAGCTGCCGGCAACTAGAGCGGAAGCATGAGCTGCCGCTGCCGTGTCTCTGCTATGCGTCCGGCAGCCGCCGCCTTAGCTGTCTCGAGCGCATTGGCCATGAACCTGAACCGCTCAGGGTCATCTCCGAGATAACCAATGAACGTATTGCACTTGGGATGCGCAAGTCCCCGGCGGCATGCCGGGCATGACTTGTTCAGGGGACAGCACGAATGATCGTGGTCAACGTACGCTTTGTCGACATCAACATCCTCGCCGCACAGATAGCATTTGCCGTCCTGCGCCTGCCATAGCTCAAGGATGAGTTCAGGTCCGGCGCCATGTCTCGCACGGATGTTCCGGATCCGGAACTTCTCTGGGTCCAGTGCGTAATCTGCGCGATGGCTGGCGCGGATGTACTCGCGATTCCTGGCCCTCCATGCACGCCTCTGCTCGCGGATCTTCTCCCGGTTGCGGATCTGATATTCGCGGATCTTCTCCCGGTTGCGGACACGCCACTGGCGTTCATATTCGCGTCGTTCATCAATGGTTTGCGGCATGTCTAGAACTCTACTCCGGGCGGGTGACATGGCTGACTTCATCCGGGTCGTGCTGAACGAGCCGGCGATCGCGCACATGGTCCATGACCCGCGGTCGCATCTGATCCGGCCGCTGCTCGAGGTGACTGGCGAGGTGACCGAGCGGGGCGCGAGACGCCGTGTCCCGGTCGCCACCGGCCACCTGTACGACTCAGTGGCGCTGGTGTTCGGCGAGGACGAGCACGGTGCTTACGCCCGCGTTCAGGCGGCCTGGTATGACGTGTTCCTGGAGAAGCCGGCGCGGCAGATGAAGCGTGCCCGGCGGTCGCTGCGGACCGCTTTGCGTGACATTCCGAGGCTCCTGTGACTTCCCCGCTCGCGACCGCGTTCGTCTTGATCCGGCCGACGACAACGGGGTTCGCGCCGGCGCTGAAGAAAGATCTCGAAGGTGCTGCGGGCGCGGCCGGGGCCGCCGGTGCGACCGCGGGGAAGTCATGGACGAAGTCGTTCCAGAACTCTGGGGTGACGAAGACCGCGAACAAGATCAGCGAGGGCCTGATCGCCGTCGGCGCCGCTTCTGTATATGCGGCGGTGCGGTTCCAGTCGGCCATGGAGAAGATCCATACGCAGGCCGGGGTGGCGCAGGGCAGTATCAAGCCGCTGGGTGACGGGATCCTGAAGCTCGCCGGGCAGGTCGGGTTCTCCCCGGACTCGCTGGCCCTGTCCCTGTATCACGTCGAGTCGGCGTTCGCGTCGCTGGGCATCAAGGGGCCGAAGGCGCTGGCTCTGGTGAAGATCGCCGCCGAGGGCGCGGCGGTCGGCGGCGCGGACCTGGTCGATGTGACGAACGCGCTGACGGCGTTCGAGGCGTCGGGCATCAAGGGCGCGCAGAATATGAGCAAGGCGATGGGCATCATGAATGCCATCGTCGGCGCCGGTGATATGCAGATGCAGGACCTGGCTGACGCGTTCGGCACCGGGCTCCTCGCCTCGATCAAGGGCTTCGGCGTTTCCATTCAGGACGCCGGGGCCGCTCTTGCCACGTTCGGAGACAACAACATCCGCGGCGCGAAGGCCGGGACGCAGCTGCGGATGGCGATCCAGGCCCTCGCGAAGCCGGCTGCGGCCGGCGCGGATTCCCTTAAGCTGATCGGCCTGAACATGGGGTCGTTCGCGAAGGACATGCAGAAGGGCGGACTGAAACTCGCGCTCGAGGATCTGGCGGCGCACCTGAAGAAAGCAGGGATCACCGGCAAGGAAACCGGCGCGATCCTGACGGAGATGTTCGGGAAGCGCGCCGGGGTCGGCATCCAGATCCTCCTCGGCCAGATGACCAGGTTCGAGTCGAAGTTCAAGGACCTGAACCGGGGCGCGGGCGCGTTCGGTGATGCGTGGAAGCGGACGCAGGCGACTGCCAGCCAGCAGTTCAAGGAACTGACGCAGGGGCTCGTGGCGCTCGGCGTGAAGATCGGCGACAAGCTCCTCCCGCCGCTGATGTCGGTGTTCGGCTTCATCCGCCATAACACGACATTGGTCCTGACCCTCGCCGGGGTGCTCGGCGGCCTCGCGCTGGCCGTCACCGCAGTCTCGGTCGGCATCAAGCTGTACGAGGCCGGTGTCGCGATCGCCACGGCCGCGCAGTGGCTGTGGAATGTGGCCCTGGACGCGAACCCAATCGGCCTTGTCGTCATCGCCATCGCGGCGCTGGTAGCCGGAATCATCTACGCCTACATCCATTTCAAGGGCTTCCGTGACCTGATCACCACCGTGTGGCATGCCATGAAGGTGGGGTTCGACGTCGTCTGGGGCGCCCTCAAAACGGGGTTCGGCTGGATTGTCACGCACTGGAAGCTGCTCGCCGCGCTGCTGTTCGGGCCGTTCGGGCTGGCCATCGACGCCATCACCACGCACTGGAAAGCCGTGTCGAAAGTGCTGCTCGCCGTCTGGCACTGGCTGCAGGGACAGTGGCAGGGCGCCTACCAGTACATCATCAAGCCCATCGGCCTCGCCGCCGTCTTCATCTTCGGTGTCTGGAAGAAGATCCTCACCCAGACCGGGCAGCTGATCATCGACATCAAGAATTTTTTTGCCCCTGCCGTCCACTGGCTATTCGATGCCGGCAAGTTCGTGATCATGGGGCTGTTCGGCGGTATGTTCCGCGCGGTCGGCGCGGCGGCGTCGTGGGTGGCGAAAATCGGGGGAACGATTCTGAAGGCCGTCACGAATTTCTTCGGCATCCACTCCCCGTCGACGGTGTTCTTCGGGATGGGCACCAACCTCATCAAGGGCCTGTTCATGGGGATGGTTCACGGCGCGTCGGGCCTGGCGAAGTGGGTGGTCGGGCAGATCAGGAACATCGGCGGGTCGCTGCTGTCGGACCTGGCGTCGTTCCTGGGGTTCGGCGGCGGGTCCGGTGGGGGTGGGTCGCCTGGTGGCGGGTCGCCGTCCGGCGGGTCAGCCGCCCAGAATGCCGCGATCGCGCGGACCATGTTCCCGTGGGGCGCGGATCAGTGGCCGGCATTCAATGCCGTGGAGATGCGGGAAGCCGGCTATCAGCTCACGGCACGGAACCCGTCGTCGGGGGCCTACGGGATGGCGCAGTTCATTAACGGCCCGTCGGAGTATTACCAGTACGGCGGGAACCCGAACACCGCCGTCGGGCAGCTGACCGGCATGTTCAACTACATCCGGCAGCGGTACGGGACGCCGTCGGCGGCGTGGGCGCATGAGCAGTCCGCTGGCTGGTATGACCGGGGCGGGTGGCTGCCGACGGGCCTGTCGCTGGCCTATAACGGGACAGGGCGCCCGGAGCAGGTCATCGGCCCTGGCGGCGGCGGCCGGCTGCAGCTCGTGGTGTCCGTTGACTCGCAGATGCCCCACGGCCTGTCCCGCGAGCTGACGCGGTGGCTGAAGTTCCAGGTACGGACCGCCGGGGGCGGCGACGTCCAGGTCGCGTTCGGGAACACGCCGTAGGTGGCCGGCCCGATCGCGGTCACCGCGGAACTGCTGATCAACGGCACATTCACCGACATCTCGGCGTACATATATCTGCGGGATGCGATCACCATCGACGGCGGCCGGCAGGACGAGGCGGGTACCCCGTCGCCGGCGACGCTGACCCTGACGCTGAACAACCGCGACGGCAGGTTCACCCCGAACTACACGGGCGGCGCCTACTATCCGAACCTGGTACGCGATACCCAGATCCGGCTGACCGTCACCTACCAGACATCGACGGGGAACTTCTATCAGGGGTACCGGTTCTGGGGGAAGGTGCCGTCGTGGCCGCCCCTGGCCGACATTTCGGGCCGCGACATTTACGTCAGCATCACGGCGTCGGGGCCGCTGCGGCAGGTCCGCCAGTTCGGCGGGAAAGGCTCGGCGCTGGCCCGGTATTACGCGTCGCTGACGGGCAGTTTCGCGCCGATCGCGTACTGGCCGTGTGAGGAAGACTCGTTTTCGACGCTGATCGGCCCGGGGGTCGATGGCGGTCAGGTCATGACGGTGACAACCGGGGCGCCGGTGTGGAACGCGAAGTCGGATTTCAACGGGTCGGCGCCGATCGGGGTGCTGAACAACTCGACGTGGGACGGGCTGACCGGCAGTTTCGGGACGTCGGGTGACGACGTGTACCTGGTGCCGGGGACCTACCAGTGGGTGGCATCGACGGCGACGGTGGATGCGCGGTCGTGGGGCGGCGGCGGCGGCGGCAACCTGTCGAACGGCACCCTCGGCGCGGGTGCGGGCGGCGGCGGCGAGTTCGCGAAAGAGGCGACCCTCGCGGTCACGCCGGGTACCTCGTACACGGTCGTTGTCGGCGCCGGGGGTAACGGCGGGTCGAGCCCGTCGAACGGCCACATCTCCTCGATGGCCGGCGACTCGGTGACCGTGACCGCCAGGGGCGGTGTCGTGGCGGGTCTCCGCACCGGCGGCGCCGGCGGGACGGGCAGCGCGAATACGGTGCATCACGACGGCGGCGCGGGCGGCTCGTCGACCGGTTCCGGCGGCGGCGGCGGCGGCGGAGGAGGTTCCGGCGGTACGGCTGCGGCCGGGAATGCGGGCGGGTCGACGAGCACGAGCGCCCACGGGACCGGCGCGACGGCCGTGACCGGCGGCGGGAAGGGCGGCGACGGCGGGGACGGCACGACCGGTGCCGCCGCGGTCGCGGGAGGCGTCCCGGGAGGCGGCGGCGGAGGAGGACGCGGTTTTGCTCTCGGCGCGGCCGGCGGCGCCGGGAAAGTGGAGCTGATCTACACGCCCGGCGCCCAGCCCAGCAGCAACGTCATCCGGTTCATCCTGTGGGTACCCGCCCACGGCGGCAACAACGGCAAAGTCATCTTGCGGGCCCTGACCGGCGGGACCCTCGTCCAGCTCGACTGCCTGTACGTCACCGGCGGCAAAATCCAGCTGAAAGGCTACACCGCCGGGCCGTCCCTCGCGTTCACGTCCGGCAACCTGACCGTCGGCGACGGGCAGACCGCCATGGTGTCCATTGAGCTCGCCACATCCGGCGCCAACGTCGCCTGGAAACTGCGGGCCATCACCCCCGGCGCCACGTCGGTGATCGGGACGGTGTCGGGGACGCAGACCACGGCGACCGTCGGCAACGTATCCGAGGTTCTCGCCGCGCCGAACGCCGACATCACCAAGACAGCTGCCGGCCACATCTCCGTCCAGTACGCCCTCATCGACCTGACGAAAGTGAGCAAGGCCCTCGACGGCCACCGGTCGGAGATGGGGATCGACCGGTTCATCCGGCTGTGCAACGAGCAGGCCATGGACAACTCGACGGAGTTCACTGAGCAGGCCGATCACTGGGGGTTCCGCGACGGCATCCAGTCGTGGGCGGCGCTGAACGGCGCCGTCACCTCATCGACCGTCTGGTCGTCGCCGGCGGATTCGGACAGTTCCGGCGTGTGGTCGTTCACCGTCTCCGGCACCCCCGCGAACAACAACTATTTTGTTCTCAGCACCGCGCAGGCCGCCTCCGTCAGCCCCGGTGACCGGATCACGATCTCCACCGCCCCGGCCCTGACCTACCGGGTCACGAACATCGGCCCCCCTGCGTTCGGGTTCAACAACGTCACGTTCACCCCCGACGCCGCCGGGCCGGTCAACAACCCGGCCGTCGTCTCATCGGGGGCGCATTCGCTGCTCCTTACCGCTAACGGCGGCGGGCAGCCGCAGGCATTCTCCCCCACCGGCACCGCCGGGCAGCCTGTCCAGCCCGGCGACATCGTGTCCGCAGCAGTCGACGTCTTCGCCCCCGTCTCACTCCCCAACGCTTTCACCGGCATCAAGTTCTTCACCGCCGCCGGCGCCAGCCTCGCCGAAACCGACTCCGCCGACATTGTTCTCGCCGCGAACACGGCCACCACCATGACCGTCACCGCGACCGCCCCCGCGACCGCCGCGTTCTTCAACCTGCGGGCCGGCGACCACAACACCGACGCCAACCTGACACTCCTGTACATCGACAACGTCCGCGTCCACCCCCGCATGGGCCCCCAGACCCGGAAGGAATACCACAAGTTCCTCGAAGAGATCGAGTTCCTTGACCAGGGGATCCTGCGGGAAGCACGCCACCTCCACGGCATGCACTACCGGACCAGGATCCGGCTCATCAACCAGACCCCGGTCCTCACCCTCGACTTCTCCAAACAGCATCTCGCCGAGGTCCCGGCACCCGTCATCGACGACCAGAAACTGGTCGACGACGTCGTCGTCCACCGCCACAAGGGCAGCAAGGTCCGCAAGACGAAGACAGTGCTCGGGACACCGTCGCACCGCAAGCATCACAAGACCGCCGCCGAGATCGACCAGCAACTGCTGGCCCTCGCCCAGCATCTCCTGAACCTGGGGACTGTCACCGACGAGCGGTACCCTGTCATCGGCACCTGCCTCGTCCATCCCGCCGCCGCGAACATCATGTCGGCTATCGCCGGTGTCGAGATCGGGGACTTCGTCAAGATCATCAACCTGCCGTTCTGGTATCCGTCCACGACGGCCAGCCAGCTCGTCATCGGCTACCACGAGGTGATCACCCCGTACAACTGGACGATCGAATGGAACTGCACCCCGGAATCGCCGTATGAGATCACGGCCGTAAATCTGAGGAGGTGGTGAAGTCATGGCTCTCGAGTCCTACACCCTGGAGCAGGCACACGAGGATATCGCTGACCTGCGCGGCAAGGTCGATCTGCTGACCGAGATCCTGCAGACCACCGACGTGCAGACCGTCACCCTCGAAGCGACCGGGGCGGTCACGGCGACCGGGGGGACGACGACGACGCCGACGCTGATCACCACCGACGGGTGGCGTGATCTCGGCGCGCTCGGGGTCGCGAACCTGACCGTCACCCATCACCGGTACCGCCTCGAGGCGGACGGCCTGGTCACCATCGACATCGATGCGGTCGCCTCAGCCGGGGTGGCGGCGAACTTCGCCGCGTTCCCCAACAACCTGGTCGCAGCATGCCGGCCGGCGAACACCCGCATGTACTGCCTGATCCGGCAGACGGGTACCGGGTCGGGGACGACGGCGGCGGTGACGATCGGGACGGGCGGGGCGGTGACGCTGTCGTGGCCGGTGCTGGTGAACAACGACCTGATCGGCGGGACGCTCCGCATGCCGACGGACTGAACCGTGGACACCGCCCGCGTCATCCACCTGGCGTTCCTGCTGCAGCACGCCATCGCCGGCCACCACTTCCGCCCGTGGGCCTACGTCGCCACCTGGTGCGTCCAGCATCCGCCAGGACTCCGCCTAGAACGGCTGTCGCGGGCTGGCTGCTTCGTCCTGTCCGTCACCCAGCGCAGCGTCACCATCCGGTGGTGATGTGCCCGCTGTGCCGCGGCAGCGGCCGTGTCTGGTGGCGGCGGTGCAGGCTGTGCAAGGGGGACTGGCCGGTGAACCGGGGGAAGCATGGACAGCGGGCTCCTCGCCGCCCTGACCGGCGCGGCCGCGCTCATCATCGGCGCCGGGATCACGTGGCTGTCGACCCGCCGCACCGCCTCCGGCCGGATCGCGACCAGCGAGGCGGGGGTCCTGTGGGAGCAGGCGCAGGCCATGCGCGCCGAGCTCGTCACCCGGCTCGACAAGGTCACCGAGCAGCGGGACCGGCTGATCGAATCCCAGTCCGCCAGCGTCCTCCCGGCGCTGGACGCCATCACGGCGTCGCTGGAGCAGATCACCGGGAGCCTCGCACGGCTGGAGCACGGTGATGGACACGCAGGCGCAGCTGCTGGCACAGGACCAGCGGATCGATGACCTGATCATGCAGGCGGAGGAGACGGTGGCGGCGCTGAGTGACGTGGCGGCCCGGATGAAGCTGATCCTGTCGGCTGCGGCGGCGCACGTGGATGAGCAGAAGCAGATCAGCGCGGAGGGGCGTGACAGTGGGCGATGAGGATGTGGCGTCTCTGGCGGCCCGCGCCATCGCCCTCGCGGAGCGGGCCGCCGGAACGCAGGAAGCGATCATCGTCCAGCAGGCGAGGAACCGCCGCCAGATCAGGCTCATCGCCGTGTCCGTCGCTGTCGACATCGTCCTGTCGGTGACGTGCGTGTTCCTCGCCGTCAGCCAGGCCCGGGTGTCGCATCAGATCCACGTATCACAGCTGACCTCATGCAGGATCGGCGACGATTTCCGTGCCGGGCAGGTCAGGCTGTGGGATCACGTCATCGCCGTGTCGAAGGCCCCGCCGGGTGAGACAGCGGCGGCGCGGGAGGCGCGGCTGGCGAAGCTGGCAGCGTTCCGCGCCTACGTCCGCGCCGAGTTCCGTCCTGTCAACTGCAGCCGCCTGTACGGAAAGCCCTGACTCGGTAGACTGACCGGCGGGGTAGTTCGAATCGGTGGTGCTAGCCGGCCCGCACGTGCCTTCGGGTGCGTGCGGGCCGGTTTTCGTCATCCCCACGCCGGGTCGTAATCCGGGTGGTCCGCATAGACGGCGGCGAGCGCCCGCAGGATCAGGTCACCGATCATCGGTTCGGCGACCTCGTCGCGTAGCCCGACCCCGAATTCCTGGTCGACCTGCTCGTCGAGGCCGGTTGCCTTGTCGGCGAGGTCGAGGATGGCGCGTTTGGCGGCGACCTCCCGCAGCACCCGCCCCGGATCATGCCGCGCGATATGCCGGGCGTCGGCGGCACGGTCGGCGTTAGCCCTCACCTCCTCACCGGGATACAGGCAGGCACCTTCTTCCCCCGTGATCCACCGCTGATCATCGTGGTATGAAGCCTTCGCCGCCGCTTCGTCGTCGGCGAGGCGTGCGGTCAGGAACCCGGTCAGGTCCATGCTGGTCACGCCCACGCCGGGTCGTAATCCGGGTGGTCGCTGTAGACGGCGGCCAGGTCGTCCAGGGTGCGCCGGGCATGCGACCGCTCGCGCCGGGTCACGTCGGGCCACTCGCCGTTCTCCCGGTCATCGAATGCCGCGAGCACCATCTGGCAGCGTGCGAGGATGACGCGTTTGGCGGCGACCTCCCGCAGCATCCGCTCACCTACCCAGCGTTCGACCACCAGCGGATCGCCATACACGTCGGTGTCCTCGTCGAGGCGTGCGGTCAGGAACTCGGTCAGCGTCACCCCGTCACTCTCCCACGACCCGCAAACGGGTTGGTGATGGGATCGCGTCCATCGCCGCCGCCGCCCCGCTATCGGACACCCGCGTATAAATCTGCGTCGTCTCCAGCGACCGGTGCCCCGCCGTCTCCTGAACCAGCCGGATATCGCGGGTCTGCTCATACAGCAGCGACAGGAGCCGGTGCCGCAGCTGATGCAGCGTCGCATCGCTGCCAGACGCCCGGAGCTGCCGGTTACACAGCTTCGACACGTAGCCCGGTGAGTTCGGGCCGGGGCGCCCGTCATGGCGGGTGAACATCCAGCCCCTCGACGGCATCCCGTACGCCCGCAACTCCGCCAGGACGAAGGTGCTCATCCAGACGACATGCTCGGCGTGGCCCTTGGTGGCGTCCTCGGCGATGAGGATGAACGGCCGCCGGACGGTGTCGGCGACGTTCTCGCGGCGCAGCAGCGCGATTTCTTTGGCGCGGAGGCCGCCCCAGCCGGCGAGGACGAGCCACGGCCGCACCCGCCGGGGCGCCGACTCGAGCGCCCGCTGCAGGTCAGCCTCGCTGATGGGACGCGGGAGTGACCGGCCGAGCCTGGGCACGGGGAGGCCGAGGGCGGGGTTGTCTGGCCGGTACTCCGACCGGACCAGCCAGGCGTAGAACTCGCGGACCTGGTCACAGTAGGAGGCGATGGAGCGGGGTGAGAGGTGGAGGGAGGTGCGCCACGCCACCAGATCCGCATGCGACGCGTCAAGCAACGATGACGCGCCTGCCGGGCTGCCGGACCGGATTACCCGGGTTGCCCCGGGCGTCGAGCGCTCGCCTTCCCGGCAGCCCGGCAGGTCTTCACCGTACACCGTGAGCCATGCCTGCAGCCGGGCCAGTGTCCGCGACCGGGCATAAATCGTCGTCCCCGCCGCCAGGCCCCGCAACGCCATATCCTGAAGGTGGGCGGCTACCGGGTCCGGGGTCACGGTAACCAACTCATGCTCCTAGTTCGGAGCGGACGGCCCGGCGGATGGGCCGGCCACAGCTAGCGCATCAAGAAGCTGACGGCCGATGTACTCGTCAGCCGTAACGCTGTAGCACCTCGCGAGCGAAGACCACAAGATCATCGACGCGACAGCCCTTCGGCTGCCACGACACCCACAATTCGAGGTTCTCCGGCCGGTTGTCGTCCTTGATGCCGTTCTTGTGATGCACGGATTCATCGGGCAGCAGATCGCGGCCGAGTTGCTCCTGCATGACAAGGCGGTGGATGTACTGACCCTGCCGTTTACCATCCACATACCGGCGGACGTAGCCATTCGCGTCCCTGTAGTCACGCCGGACGCGCAACGGCGCACGATCCGTAGCGCCGCGTCGCTGCATGCGCTTCCAGTGAATGCTGCAGAGTTCGTGGCTGGCGACATTGCGCTCACACCCCGCGACCTGGCATTTGGTCGGAGGGTATCCGCGTCCTCTTGGCATCGGCAGCTTCCTCTATGTGCTGCCGCAACTGTATACCTATGTACTCGGTGTACGCCGGCGGGATGGCCAGGCCGCGTTCGCGCATGTTCATCCAGTCAATGCCCATCGCTGCGGCGGCTTCATCCGCGTACCCGGTGCGATTGGGCTGGCCTTTGGTCGTGATCGTGATGGCTGGCTCGAGATGCACGCAGGGTTGTCGTAGATCGAACCCGTGCCACGAGGTTTCGAACCAGCGCTGCCGTTGCAGTCGTCCGAGCCCGAACATGCAGCCGCATAGCTTGTAATCGGCCCGCATCGGGGCACCGGGCACGTTCTCGATAACCCACGGCAGCCCGAGCTGTTCCAGTAGGGTGCGCGTCGGCGTCAGCCAGTCCGTGTGCCGTCGCCGCGCGTGCTGAGTGGCGACAGAGAAGACCTGGCAAGGCGGGCTAGCGTGGATCGCGTCGAATTTCTCGTCGCGCCAGCCCCAGAGACAGGCCTCACCTAGAAACTTAATCGCGTCGGCGAGAATGAACTCGTCACCGATGTAGTTCGGCTGGAGCTCGATGTCCACGCCGGTGACGTGGAATCCGGCGAGCTGATAGCCGCGGGTCGCGCCGCCCGCCCCGCAGAACAGGTCGAGCAGCCGGGGTCTCATGGTGTCGCCTCTCCGGCCGAACCTGACGTCACCTGCGGCCGGAACGGGCACGAGAAGAAACGCGGCGCCAGCCGCCAGGTTGCGCCGCAATCCTCATCGGCGCATGCGATGACGTCGCCCGCCTGATTCGCCCGATGCAGGATCAGGAACTCGCCCGACCCGCAGGCCGGGCAGCCGTGGTGCTCGGACAGGACATGGTCACGGTCCGGGGTCGTGCTCATGCCGCGAGTCCCAGCAGGTCACGGGCAGGGGTCGAATATGTTGTCATATACGACCCCACCAGACCGGTGCAAAGCCACTGGTACTCGACGCCGCAGCGCAGCGCCCACAGCCGCAGCGTCCGCGTGTCGGGGTCGGTCCGGCCGCCGGTCCAGTTGCCGACGGACTGGCGGGACACGCCGAGGTAGTCCGCCATGTCCGCGACGCTGATGCCGGCGTGGCGAAGTGACTTCCGCATCCGGTCCGCCAGATCGAACTCAGGCACCGCTGGCTGCTCGGTCATGAGTCCGCCTTGTCCTGCTTGACCAGGGGGTTGTATCCGATCTCGATTTCGACGGGACCAAACCGCCGCCTGAATGTGCGGTGAACCCGGATATAGCGGCGCTGCGGCGATGCCAGGTGTCGTTCTATCGCAGCGCCGATTCCGAACCCGGCCCAAAGAAAGAGAAAACAGGACAGGCCGAGCACAACGAGGTCGGCGCCGCTCATCGCCCGCACCGCCCGTCATCAATGCAGCGGAACTCGCCCGGACGGCCGGGCAGCGCCTCCTCAGCCTCGGCTGGCAGCAGGGCCGCGCCGCAGGAGCAGCATTGCGCCTTGTCGTTGCGGCAATCGGTCACCAGCACGTCACCGACGTACTCGAAGCCGAAGAGGCGGCCGAGTGCCGCATATATCTCGGTCATGCCTAGATCAGCGAAGACTGTCCCGGCGGGCATCATCCCGTAGAAGGTGACCTTCAGCCACTGGCGGCTCGCCACCTCGAACTGCGGAAGGCCCGGCACCTGCGGCGGCGCGACCAGTTCCAGCGTCTCAGCCTGGTCGCGGTGGAACTCGCGGCACCAGCAGCGGCCGGAAGACCAATGCTTCATGGCGAGGTTCATGCGGCAAGCCTGCTCAGTCACGGCGTCGCCGTGGATACGCACGGGCGAACATCCACCCGACAGCGAAGCCTGCGAAGGCCGCGAACCACATCCACGGGATAAGAGGGTTCATGCGGCAAGCATTGCACGACGGCCAGCCATTACGCAACGGCACACGGAACCCCTTGCACAAACAGCATTCCGTCGGTAACGTCCTTGCCATGGGAAAGCCAGACCTGATCGGCAGCGCCGAAGTGTGCGAGATCCTCGGCATCTCGCGGAGCGGACTGACGAACCTCCTTGCCGCCCGGAAACTCAGCTACGTCTCACGGCTCGGCGACACGGGGCCGTACATGTTCGAGCGGGCTGAGGTTCTGCGGCACCGCGACGAACTCGCAGCGAAGGCCGCGTCATGAGCGGCGGCGACAACACCAAGATGGCGCAGCGGTACGCCGCCTACGCCGCCGCCCGCGATCGCGGCCTGCTCATCACAGACGCTGCCATAGATGCCGGCATCACGGCTTCGACAGCGGAATGTTACGAACGTTCCTACCGGCAGGTGAACCCTGGCCGCCGCATGGCCAGGCGGGACCAAGGCCCGTTCAGGCCGGCAGCGAGGGCCGCGTCGTGAAGACGCCGAAGCACAACCACCAGATGCGCGTCACCACACGCCGCCTCACCAAGATGACCGACGCCGAGACGCTGTGGCATGCCACCGCCGCCTGCACCATCCCGTCCTGCGACGTGACGCAGTTGCTGGTGGAGCACCGGCCCCGCGGCAAGAACAGGAAGACGCCCCCGTAGCAAGCGGGGTCGTCCCGGAACCCGCCGGGACGACCCCAGCCGGTGCAACCGGCAGCCAGCCAGCCTAGACGAAAGACAGGTGCAACCGAAATGGGACATCGCGAGCCGCGCAGGGTGCCGCTCGACTGGCAGCACCCGAGCGACGGCACTTACCCGGACGGGAGTGTCCGCTACGCCGGGCTCCAGGGCCGTGACCTGCTGGAGTACTACACCGATCCGGATGAGCCGCCGGACATGGCGGACTTCATGCCCGAATGGCCTGAGGGCACCGTGCTCGGCTGGCAGCTGTACGAGACGACCAGCGAGGGCTCGCCTGTCTCGCCCGTATTCGCCACCGCCGAGGAGCTGGCCGCGTGGTGTGCGACCGGTGCGACCGTCTTCGCTGACTACCGCTGGACTGCTGAGCAGTGGCTCGCATCCTTCGTCAGCGATAGCACCGGCGTCGACAGCCTGCTGTTCGTCGATTCGTCCGGCATGCATGTCGGCGACCCCGTGAAGGACAAGCCATGAGCCCGCGCCCCGCAGTCACCACCGAGGAGATGCTGACCCCCGGCGAGGTCGCCGACATTTACAAGGTGAATGTGAAGACCGTCACTGCGTGGGCGGTGAAAGGCGACCTCCGGTTCATCCGCACTCTCGGCGGTCACCGCCGTTATTTCGCATCCGATTTCGAGCACCTGAGGCGGACACCATGATCGCCACGGAGGAAATCCGCATGACAGACACCGTCATGGTTCTCGCCGCCGTCATCCGGGCCGGGGATGTCATCGACGTCGACGGCCACCCCGTGACCGTGATCGGGGTGCGGCATCTCGCGGACCCGGACCTGGTGCTGCTGTCGTATCACGGCGGGTCGCGGTCGGGGATTCTGCGCAGGCGTCCGGACACGCTGATCGACCGCCGCGAGGTGACCGGATGATCGTCTTCCTGCTGGGCACCATCACCGGGCTCGTGATTGGCGGCGGGATAGCCACCATCGTCATTTTGTTCCCAGGCGGTGAGTCGTGAACGCGGGGTGGGCTGCGGTCATCATCCTTCCGCCCGTCACCATCGCCGCGACCCCCGCCTGGGCCGGATACACGGCCCTGCGGGACCGGTGGCGGGCGTGGCGACGACGCCGCGGCTACCGGCCGTCTCACCGGCACGCCCCGGAGCCCGGGTCGTGGAAGATGACGCCGCTGCTGGACCGTACCGAGTTCGTGACCGTGGCGGCCCGCTGCGAACTGTGGCGATGCGGCCCGTGGATGACCCCGAACGGAGTAAGAGCATGAGCGATGTAGAAGCGGCCACCCCTGGGCGGTTCGCCGCCGGCGACTGGATCGAGTTCATCCCCGCGCAGGGCATGTTCCCGCTGATGAAGATCCTTGAGGTCAAGGACTGTGAGACGGACGGCGCCCGGCCGGACCCTCACAGCCAGTACAAGGTCATCGACCCTGAGGGCAACGAGGACTGGGTCTGCGGCTACGACGCCGCGAGGCGGCGGCAGTGACGGCGCGTAAGGGGCCGCAGGTGCGGCGCCGCCCCCGCCACGCCCTCATCCTCATGCCCGCCCTCCACTGCACCGTCCCCAAATGCTCGACAGACCCGTTCGAACCAGTCGGCGACTACGACGACACCCACTACGCCGCCAAGACTGCGGGCTGGACGTACTCCCACGCCTACCGGTGCGTTGTAGACGGGATGCTGCATCTGGGTGGTGGCCACGGTTACCTGTGTCCCCGCCACCGGGGTTATAGGGCGTGGTGGCCTGAGCTGGCGCCGCGGCTGGCGATTGAAGCCGTCCCAGACGTCCCCCGGCCCGGTTGGGTAGATGTATCGCCCGACACCGTTGGCGTGGCCGGGCCGGGGGACACCCACGTGGCCGGGGACGGCGGCAACGCAGTCTCACGTTCAGACGCCCCCGGCCACCCCGACGTGCCCCAGCCCGCGAGCCATGAGGATGCGGATGAAGACCGGCCACCGGGACCGACCAGGGCCGGGCTGGGGCACCCGGACGACACGGCGGCGCTCACCGTCGTCCACGGCCCCGAGTGGGCTGAACTCGCCGACGAGATAGCCCGCCGCGACCGGCTAGCAGGCGACGATGGCTGACCGTTACGCCGACCACCGGGAACTGAAGCCGGGTACGACCATGGCCCGCATCGCCGACCTCGAACGCCGCGTCGGAGTCCTCGAGCACAATCTGGAGCTCGTTGACCAGCTAGCCACCCGCCTCGCCGGGCAGATCAGCGCCGCATCCGGGCAGACCTCCTCGTGAACGCGAACTGGGTGCAGGCCATCACCGTCGCCGTGGTTCTCGCCGCGTTCGGGTACGCCGGATGGTGCGACACCCGCCGCCGCCGTAAGCGCGAAACCACCGGCATGCAGCGCCTCGAACGCGACCTCATCGCCGGCATCGAGGCCATGCTGGCCCGCCGCGCCGAGTTCGAGGCGTGGGACCGCGACCGGCAGGACGGGCAGCCGTGACCGCGCCCCTGTGGACCTGGATCCCTTCCGGGCTCGTCGCAGCCGCCTGGATATACCTCATCATCTACGCGGCCAGGCGGGAACGCCCGTGACGACCTACGTCTACACGTGCCCCGACCACGACGGCACCGACCTCGAAGACTACGACGGCATCGGCCTGTGGTGCGGTGAAGGCGAGCACTACATCCCCCCCGCCGCATTCGACGACGCCGACCCCGGCGAACTCCAAGACGCCCTGATGGACCTGAGAGAAGCACAAAGTGACTTCTGACCTCGCCGTCCGCGACCACGGCGCACTCGAAACAAAAATCGAGTACGCCAAATTCCTTGCCGCCGCGAAACTCCTCCCCCCAGCGTTCCGGGACCAGCCAGCCAACATCCTTTACGCCGTCGAATACGGCGAACTCCTCGGCCTGCACCCCATGGCCGCCATCACCGGCATCAACATCATCGACGGGAAACCCTCCATCTCCTCGGGGCTGATCTCGGCGCTGGTCCGCACCGCAGGCCACAAGCTCCGCGTCAAGGGCGACGCCTCGACCGCGACCTGTCAGATCACCCGCGCTGACGACCCCGGTTTCGTCTACGAATCCACCTGGACCCTCGAACGGGCCAAGACCGCGGGGCTGCTGCATAAGACGAACTGGCAGCATTACCCGGCGGCGATGCTGAAGGCCCGCGCCGTGTCCGAGACCGCGCGTGACGCCTGCCAGGAAGTTCTCCTCGGCATCGCCTACACCCCTGACGAGCTCGGCGCCGACGATGACGGCGGGGAGATCGTCGACGACGGGTGGCCGACCCTGCCGAACGGTCAGCTCGACCAGGGCCAGATGTCGGAGCAGGCACGCGACGCCGCCGGGCTCATGGTCCGCGAGCAGCGGGTCGAGCACGCCGAGCTGCGGGACATGGGCAAGGTCAACCCCGCTGATGTTGACCGCAGCCGCGAACCTGACGAATCCGATCCGTGGCAGACGCCTTTGCCGCAGCGCGGCCCGAAATCCCCCCCAGCGCCGAAGAACTGGGTCGACAACCTGTTCAAGCTCTCGGCCAAATTCCCGATCGGCACCGACGAGGACTATCACACGCTCATCGAGTGGATCACCGGCCATCCCGTGCCAGCCGACTACGCCTACACGCGGGCTGAGGTGAAGCTGGTCGCGGACATGCTGAACGACCACCTGAAAACCGCTGAAGGCGACTACGAGCAAGCCGCATCGAACTTGTGGGACCAGTACCGCAAAGCGACGGCCAGTGACCGCGATGAGTGAGCTTATGACGGATGACCAGCTCGCGCGGGCCGTCGAGCAGGCCGATCACGATGACCCCTGCTCGTCGTACCACCTCGCGGAGGTCATGCTCTCAGAACTGATGGACCTGCGCGGCCGCGTGGCGGCGCTTGAGGCTTCACGGGAGCCGCCTGTGACCTGAGGTTCGTGCGGTGGCGCGGTGAGACCCCTGACGCAGCCTGGGTGGCTCCCGCACACCGCACCGGGTGGCCGCAGGGGCGTGCGGCTGCCACCCCTGCTGCCGGGTTTATGTCACTGGCCATAGGCCCGGCAGCAGGACATCCGTCCGCAGACGACGAGGAAGGCGCCGAGTGACCCAGACGGCGGCACAGGCGAGGGTGGCGCTCGGCGCTCTGGACAAGGAAGGATTCGTTCGCCTCATGGAAGTGATCCGTGACGAGCACCTGAATAGCGGCACATGCCGGTTCAGGCCCCCAACTCGCAGCAACCATGAGCGCACCAATAAGAGGCGAGTCACGACCCTGAGCAGGTGGATACGCGAGGTCAGGGGCATCAGAAGTATCGATGTCGATCAGCTCGCCTACTGCCCCGACTGCTGGGTACCGCTCGTATGGATAGAGACCAAGCCATCCAACAACCCCGATGACTGGCAACTCGTCCGGTCCCTCGCGCGAAGCTTCGGCGGCTACGCCATGCTCGCCGTCGAGCCTGACGGTCCCATTGACCGCTTCACGAACATCGTCATCTACCCGCGCGATCCGCGGCCGCCATGCTTATCCGCTATCCCGGCAGCAAGGACCGCCAGGCGGCGCGGATCCTGCGTAGCCTCGACCTGCCCAAGCGCAAGCTTTGCGAACCATTCTCAGGCACCGCTGCGATCACCTTCGCGTGCATTCGCGCAGGGCTGGTAGACCAGGTGTGGCTCAACGACAAAGACCGCTTCGTAGCGGATCTGTGGGCAGCCGTGCGTGATTACCCCGAGCAGCTTTGTGATCTGGTCAGCACCTATGAGCCGGTAGCTGAGAGTTTCTACGAACTCAGGGAACAGCCGCTATCCGACCCGCTCACGAATGCGTTTGTGACGATCGTTCTTCATCAGATCTCCTATTCCGGACTCGGCAGGCGTGCGGGCAGCCCGATAGGCGGCAGGAACCAGACGGGTTCTTACGGTGTCGGATGCCGGTGGAATGCGGTGAGGCTGTGTGCTGGCATTCGTGAGGCAAGCGGACTGCTTAACAAGGTTCACGCGACGATCACGAGTGTCGACTGGGCTGATTGTCCTGACTGGACGTGGTATGTCGACCCGCCCTATGTGGTGGCCGGCGCTTCGCTATACCGGGAAGGGGTATCGCCGGTCAGCGAGTTGAGTGATCATCTTTTCCGCAAGGCAGAATGGTGGTCTTTGTCCATAGATGACGCGCCGGTCGTCCATGACATTTTCTCTTGGGCTCACATCGACTACGGCGGCCAGACCTACCTCGGGAGCGGACGCAAGAAGGACGGACCACGCCGCACCGAACTACTCATCACTCCATGCTCGCCGGGGCTTTTCTAATGGACCTATCCGCTTGCCGAGGAGACAGGACGACGTGAAGTGCCTTTGCCATGGGTCCGGCTCGACACGAGCTTTCCGCGCAACCACAAGCTCCTCGCCCTCCTGCAGGAGAAAGACGGCTACCGCGCCGCCCTCGTCTACCTCTGCTCCCTCTCCTACTCAGGCGAGCAGGGCACAGCCGGGTTCATCACCGAACTGGCTTTGCCGTTCATCCACGGCCGCAAGACAGACGCCGAGCGGCTTGTCAAGCACGACTTCTGGCAGCCCTGCGCCGGGGGGTGGCTCATCCATGACTGGAAAGAGCACCAGGCCGCCGGCGAGGAAGCCGAGGCGCGTAGCCGGCGTGCCCGCGACGCCGCCTACGTCCGGTGGAACGGCACCCGTGACGCACAGTTACCCGCATATGCATAAGCAATGCCCGGAGCAATGCGGCAAGCATGCCCGGAGTAATGCGCCGAGTGCATATGCAACGGACGGACGGACGGACGGACTAACGAACGCCCATCTACAGCCAGTCACAAATGTGCAGCTTCCTAACGCATGCGCGTGTACGACCGGATTGAGAATTTGATGGCGAAACGCAAGCCGAAGCCGCCGCCGAAACCGCCGTGGTGCGGTGTCTGCGACCGCGACACCCGCCAGGCCGGAACCCCCGACGCCCCCTACCGCTGCCCCAAATGCCACCCCCTCGAAGCCAGGAGCCGACCGTGACCGCCGACGACCTCGAAGCCCTCATCCGCGCCGAGGTGACCGCGACCGCCCGCGAGGCAGCCCGCTACGGCGCCACCCCGGCATCACTGACCACCCGCATGAACAAGGCCGCCGACCGCATCGTCAAAGCGGCCCGCGAGTTCGCTGACACGCCGCCGGCGACGGTGGCGGAACGGCGGGAAGCCCTGTTCGAGGCGACGGCGCCACGCGGACGGAAACCCCGGTGACCCCCTACTACAGCGACGACCTTGTCACGCTGTACCTCGGCGACTGCCGCGAGGTGCTGCCCGTCCTCGGCGTGACCGCTGACTGCATCGTCGCCGACCCGCCGTACGGCGAGACGTCGCTGCCGTGGGACCGGTGGCAGGATGGCTGGCTGGACGACGCAGCAGAGGTCACGCGGTCACTGTGGTGCTTCGGGTCGCTGCGGATGTTCATCGACCGGCGCGAAGACTGGGGCTGGAAACTCAGCCAGGACGTGATCTGGGAGAAGCACAACGGCAGCGGATTCGCGGTCGATCGGTTCAAGCGCGTCCACGAGATAATCACGCACTGGTATCGCGGCGACTGGGCAAGCATCTACCACAAGACACCGACAACGCCTGACGCTGTCCGCCGCGAAATCGGGTATCGGAAGGTGCAGCCCGCCCATACGGGCACCATAGGCGAGGGTCCTGGCGACTACTCGACGCAGGATGGCGGTCCCCGCCTAGCACGCTCAGTTATCTACGTGCGCTCAATGAACCACCGCGCCATCCATCCGACGGAGAAGCCGGTCGGCATCCTTGACCCGCTCATCACCTACGCCTGCCCGCCCGGCGGCCTCGTCGTCGACCCGTTCGCCGGATCCGGTTCGACGCTCGAAGCGGCGCGCGGATCGGGGCGGCGGGCTATCGGCATCGAGGCCAGCGAACGTTACATCGAACTCGCGGCGCGGCGGCTCAGCCAGCAAGTGATCGTGACCACATGACCGCCATCCCCGGCGCCATCGACCCTGCCGCCCGCAACAACCTCCCCGCCCGGCGCGGCTACACGTGGCGCGGCCAGCCCGGGCTCATCGAGGCGAACCGGCGGATCCTCGCCGACCGTGCCCGCCACGCCGACGGCCGCGGGCGGCCTGCTGACGCGTGGTTCGAATGGGGCGGCAAGCCCCTGCGCCCCTACACTGACCGCCGCAACCGGAAGGACACCCCGTGAAACGTCTGCTGAACCCCGCCACCAACCCCAACGGCTGGACCGCCCTCCTAGCGGCCGCGTACGCCATCGTCCAGGCCGTCTACGGCCACACTCCGGCCGATCCTCGCGTCTGGATGCCTGCCGTGGTCGCATTCGTTTCGCTGTTGACCCGGCAGCTCGTCACCCCCGTCAGCGACCCCCGCATCCCCGGCAATGTCATCACCGACCCGGCGCGGGCGAGCGACATCGTCCCGTGGACCGGCCCCGTCCCGGAGGGCTATGTCGCTGCACTACGGAAGGCGCTGGAGAAGACGCGGCAGCCGTCGGGGACGCTGCCGCCAGCCGTCCAGCCACCCGCCACCACTTCGGGACCCGCAGGAGACACACCATGAAGGCCGAACGTCAGGCCCGGCGAGCCGAGCGCAAGCAGGCAGCCGCCAAGAAGGAAGCCGACCGTCAGTGGTGGCTCTACACGCACGTCGGCAAGGGCATCGTGTCGCTCGATGACGGCCGCGACATCATCTTTGCCCCGCCGGTAGAGGGGACACGCCATGACCGAGCCTGACTGGGTCCCGCTTGGTGACAGCGGAATCCAGGTCATAGCTGACCGGCTGACCGATCCGCGCAACTGCGAGATGTTCGCACGTCTTCTGGACTACCAGGCGCAGTGCAAGCAGGACGGCGTGCTCATGCACCCGGGACGCGTCACGGAAATCATCAACGCCAAGGAGACCTCATGACCACGACCCCCGGCAAGCTGACGGTCGGCAAGGACGGCAAGCTCACCGGCCCCGCCACCATCACCTACAACATCCCCTGGCCCTGCGTCAACGGCCGCCTCGGCGTCACCGGCACCATGCGCGGCGTCCTCGAGCACACCATGGTCGGGAACCTCCCAGGCACGATCGCCACCTTCAACGACCCCCACAAGCAGGTCTCAGCCCACTTCGGCATCGCCCAGGACGGCCACATCTGGCAGTTCGGCCCCGTCGGCGCCGGGTGGGAAGCGTGGCACGCCATGGCCGCCAACCTCGAGTGGTACGGCATCGAGCACGCCGACGACGGGAACCCCGACAACCCCCTCACCGACGCCCAGCTGGTCGCGTCGGCGCAGCTCGTGGAATGCCTGTCCGCGTTCGCCGGGTTCCCGCTGCGGGTCACCAACCGCACCGACGGCCACGGCTACGGGACGCACAGCATGGGCGGCGCGGCGTGGGGCGGCCACACATGCCCCGACCTCCCGCCGAAACACGTCCGGTCGCTGCAGCGCGCCGACATCATCGCCCTCGCCAAGGACATCCGCGCCGGTGCCCCCTTGCCGTGGACGCCCGGACGGGCGGCGTTCAACGCGTACGTCGGCCACCTTGGCGGTAAGCATCCGTGGTGGGCGCAGCTGACGGATCGTGAGCGGGCGGCGTGGGAAGCGGCAGCGAAAGCCGTCACCCCGTGATGGCTTTCGTGATCCCGCCCGAAGCCATCACGGCCGCCGCCGAGGTGGTCGCGCGGGCAGACCAGGATGGGGCGTTCTTCACCGGCGAACCGCATGCAGTTCTGGCACAGGCTGCGCTGGAGGCTGCCGCACCGCTGATAGTCGTAGCCGAACGCCAGCGCATCCGCCACATCCTGTTCGGCGGCGACCCGGTCCCGATCGAAGCCGCGTTCCGCGAGTTCATTGACGAGGAAGAAGCCGCCGACTGCGCGCTCGCCGTCAAAGACCTGCTGAAGGACGACGGCGCGTGACGGCGGTCAGTGAGGCGTGCGCGGACCTCGCCGCCGTCCGCGAACTCCACCGTCCGCTCTGGTACGACCCGCTTACCCAGTCAGGTCAGGTCTGGCTCGTCTGCCACGGATGCGATGAAGGCGGCCACGCCGAAGGGCCGCCCTCATGGCCGTGCCGAACAGCGGATCTCGTCTACACGCACGCCGAGATCACCGCACGCGAGCCGCAGGTACCCGAGTGCCCGGAAAATCATCGCACGGTCGGTACCGGGCCGCCTGCAAGGGCTCGCGCTGTCTTCCTGCGGCCAAGAGACGGCCTGCTAGTGGCTGCCCGCTGGAAATGCGACCACGTCCAGCCCGTGCCCGTGGCAGCACCTGACGACTGGGTGTATTCGTGACGGCGCTGTCGGAGGCGTGCGCGGACCTCGCCGCACTCATGGCCGCACTCCCCGCCGCGCTCATCCGCGACAACACGCCATCCGACGGCCGCACCGTCCTGTCCGCAGGCGGCGTCGTCAACCCCGACGTCCTCCACGCCATGCTCACCCTCGCCGCCGAAATCCCCGCCACCCGCGCCGCAGCATGCGACCTCACCGGCGAGCCCTGCCCCCGCCGCCCCCTCGCCACCTGCCTCCGCGCCCTCCCCAGACTCGCATCACGCCTCCACGACCTCGCCCAGATCGCCGCCGAGAAACGCGTCGAAGCCGACATCAGCCACTGGACACGTCTCGTCAAGCTCGCCCTCGGACTGCGGACCCGCGACACCCCCATCGGCTGGGACTGCCCCCTCCACGACGACCCGTCACCCCTGGTATCCGTCGGCTCCGAAGGATTCATCCGCGACGACAGCACGGTGTACTGGCAGCACGCCGGCGAGATCTGGTGCGCCCACTGCGGCGCGACATGGCCCGAGATGCAGTGGGGACACCTGGGAAGGATCCTCCTCACCGCCTAGCCTTGGCGTCATGCCCCTGGCCGACACGCAGGCAATCGCCGTCCTCACCCGCCGGCCACCCGCAACCATCCGCTACTGGGCACACCGCGGCTGGCTGACCCGCAAGGGAACCGGCCCCCGAGGCCGCGCCCTCTACGCCACCGAAGACGCAGAAGCCCTGATGACACGCCTCCTAGTTGACAATGCCCCTGACCTGCGCCAACATCTAGAGTGCAGCGGCAGAGCCATGCCCTTACCCCGGACGGCACCCATGCGGACATCACGCCACGGATGGACCCGCAAACCCCAGCCCGAGCACATCATCCGCGCCACCCTCGCCCTCCTCATCATCGTCCTCGCCATCGCCGCCGCAACCGTCCTCCTCGCCGGCTGACATGCCCGACTACAGCCGCAGATCAGGACACCCCCAGCTACGCAAGCTGCTCCTCGCCGCCTACATACCCGGCATCACGCTCTGCGTCCGCTGCCACCAGCCCATCACCACCCTCCACACCCGCGACATCCACCTCGACCACCGCGACGACGGGCAGGGCTGGAACGGCCTCGCCCACAAGTTCTGCAACGAGCAGGCAGGCGGCAGGCAGGGCGCAGCCATCACCAACGCCAGGATGGGACCTCGCCACGCACGGAAGATGGCGCGCGCAAGGGTGGTGCAGCCTAAGCAGTCACGCATCTGGTAACGCGAGGATGGTGCGCGCTTAGCATGACGTACCTGCTGAGGATGGCGGCTAGCACCCATCCCAGGGGATGTCACCTAGCGTCACCACCCGCACTGACGACCATCCTAGACACCCCCGGGCGCAGGTCAGCGACATGAACCGCGATGGTGTTTCCGCAGGTCAGAGGCCTGATTTTTTAGTCTGGCGTCGCAGCGCAGATCCGCGCCTTTCGGCTCCCCCCCATGCATTCACGCGAACGCGGCAGGTCAGGTGACTCTGGGTGACTGCCAGCAGGTTCGGGCCGGTTGAGGCGGCTGTCCGGCGGGATCTGCGCAGGTTGCGGCCGGAATTCAGGGCTGGTGCGCTGGCGGCGTCGGCGCTCACTCTGGCCCGCCTGCTGGACGAGACAGGTGAGGTGGATGCGGACCGGCGGCTGGCGCCGGCTGCTCAGGCGGCGCGGGAGCTGCGGTCGACGATGACGGTGCTGCTGGCGGATGCGCCGCAGGCGAGGAGCGGTATTGATGACCTCCGTGCTCGCCGCCAGGCCCGGAAGTCCGCTGAGGGGTAGCCAGGTTCCGCGGCTGCGGTCGGTTCCGCCGGCGGATGACTGGTCGCAGGGCGGGGATGCGGCGGATCTGGCTGCGCAGGCGGGGCTGGTGCTGGATGAGTGGCAGCGGCTGGTCCTGACTGATGCGCTGGCGACGCGGCGCGGCCGGTGGGCGGCGTTCGAGGCGGGGCTGATCGTGTCCCGGCAGAACGGCAAGGGCTCGGTTATCGAGGCGCTGGAGCTCGCCGCGCTGTTCCTGTTCGATGATGTGCGGCTGATCTTGCATTCGGCGCATCAGTTCGCGACGGCGGCGGATGCGTTCCGCCGGATCCTGGGGCTGATCGAGGCGAATCCGGAGTTCCGGCGGGAGCTGAAGCCGAACGGCGGCGTGATCCGGTCCCACGGGTCTGAGGCGATCGAGCTGCGGAACGGGAAGCGGCTGCGGTTCATCGCCCGGTCGAAAGGGTCGGGGCGCGGGTTTTCTGCGGATCTGGTGATCCTGGATGAGGCGTACGACATTTCTGAGGCGTCGATGGCGTCGATGCTGCCGACCTTGTCGACGCGGCCGAATCCGCAGGTGTGGTATACGAGTACGGCGGGTGAGCCGACGTCGGTGCAGCTGGGCAGGATCCGGGAACGCGGGCTGCGCGGGTCGGATCCGTCGCTGGCGTTCTTCGAGTGGTCGGTGGATCCAGACAGTTACGACCCGTCAAACCCTCATTGCTGGGCGCTGGCGAATCCGGGGATGGGGATCCGGATCACTCCGGAGTACATCGGCCTGGAGCGTGCGGCGCTGAGTGCGGAGGATTTCGCGCGGGAGCGGCTTGGGGTGGGCGTGTATCCGACGGATCTGGCGGATGCGTGGCTGGTGGTTCCCCGTCAGGCGTGGCTGGACCTCGAGGATTCGCGGTCGAAGCCGGAGAACCCGGTGGCGCTGGCCGTGGAGGTCGCGTCAGTGGAGCCGTTCCGGAAGGTCGCGAGTATCGGTGCGGGAGGGTGGCGCCCGGACGGGCGCCTGCATGTCGAGGTCATCGAGCACCGGGCAGGCACGGACTGGGTGGTGCCCAGGCTGGGCGAGTTGTGGCGGCGGCACCGGCCCTGCGCGGTCGTTATCGACCCGACGTCGCATGCCGGGGCGCTGATCGAGGATGCTGAGCGGGCTGGCGTGGAGGTATGCAAGCCGTTCACGTCACGGGATGCGGCGCAGGCGTGCGGCCAGTTCGTGAATGCCTGCTCGCCGGAGGTCCGGGGGATCGCGCATCTGGGGCAGGACGGACTGAACCGGGCGCTGGCGGGTGCGATGAAACGGGATCTGGCTGATGCGTGGGCGTGGGACCGGTCGTCGCCGGCGGCGGACATCAGCCCGCTGGTCGCGGTGACGCTGGCCGGGTGGGGCGTGACGAAGTTCGGGCAGCGGAAACGTCCGCCTTACAACATGCTGAGGAGCGTCGGATGACCGCAGTGCTCGACCGGATCGACCTGGACACGATCACTGAGCAGGCCCGCGAGGTGCGTTTCTGGCGGACGGTGCTGACCGTGGTGGCGGGGGTCCTGTTCGGCGCGGGCTGGGTCATGGCGAAGACGTTCGGGCTGGTGTGGCTGTGCGCTGCGTGGTCCGTGGTGGCGGTGCGTGAGGGGTGGCGGCAGGGCCGCGGCGTGAAGGTGGCCCATGGGCCTAGTCGACCGGGTTAACTCGGCGCTGGCCGAGACGCGGGTTCTGGGCGGGGCGCCGTGGCAGCCGTGGACGGACCCGTGGGTGCGGTTCGATTCGGGCGGCCCGGTGCATCCGACACGTTCGGGCGGGGGCGGCACCGACGGTGCTCTCGCCTTGCAGCCGGTCTACAGCGCGGTGCGGTTCATCGCCGAGGGTGTCGGGAAGACGCCGGTCATCCAGTACCGGGATCTGGGGACCCGGAAGGTCCGGATGCCGGCGGGGCCGCTGATCAGCAAGCCGTCTGCCTATCTGCGGCCGTTTGACTGGAAAGTCACCGGCATGACCAGCGTCCTGCTGCATGGCATGGCGTACGGGCTGATCACGTCCCGCGACGGTTACGGGTTCGCGACGTCGGTGGAGTGGCTGCCGCCGGATCTGGTGAACGTGGTCGACGTGTCGCCGTTCAACCCGCTGAAAGCCACGTTCTACTATGCGGGCCGGCCGGTCGCCCGGGAGGACCTGTTCATCATCCGCGGCCTGTCCGTCCCCGGCCGCACCGAGGCGATCTCGCCGCTGCGCGCGTTCCAGGCCTATATCGAGGCGGGGCATGCGGCACTGGAGTACGGCGCCGGGTGGTACCGGTCGGGCGGGTTCCCGCCCGGGGTGTTCAGGAACAGCCAGTATGAAGTGACCGACGAGCAGTCCGCGGACATCAAGGGCAAGCTGGTACGCGCTATCAGGCGTCATGAGCCGCTGGTCCACGGATCGGACTGGGAGTTCTCCCCGATCACGGTGCCGCCGAATGAGGCGCAGTTCATCGAGTCGATGCAGATGACCGCCACCCAGGTCGCCAGTATTTACGGGGTGCAGCCGCGGCGGGCGGGCGGCATCCACGGCGACTCGATGACGTACAGCAACGTGGAGATGGACGCCATCTCCGAGGTGACGGACACCCTGGATCCGTGGCTGGTCAGGTTCGAGGAAGCGTTCTTCGAGTCGCTGCCGCAGCCGCAGGTCGCCGAGTTCGACCGCGACGCCCGGATCCGCCACGACATCCGCACCAGGTTCGACGTGTACCGGGTCGCACGCGATATCGGGATCATGAACGTGGACGAGATCCGTGACCTGGAGGACCGGGAGCCGTTGCCGAAGCCGAAGGACCCCGACGATTATGACGGCCAGGATTACACGCCGCTGCAGATCCAGGTCGCCGCGGCCCGCGGGCTCGCGACCGAACTCGGGTCGGGCCCGGAGGGCGCCCCGGATCCGACGTCGGTGAAGACGTCCGGTGTCGCAGAGCCCGGCGCGCCGCCCGCACCCGGCCAGCCTGGCTCGAACGGCGCGAAGCCGGGGCCTGCAGTGAAACCGATGCCGCCCGGCAAGCCGCCCGCGGCCGTGAACGGGAAGGCCCGCTAGATGACGCAGGTACCGGCCGCATCGCTGGACAATCTCCCGGACTCCGATTTCGCGTACATCGAGCCGGGCGGCACCAGGGACGCGTCGGGGAAGACAGTCCCGCGGTCACTGCGGCACTTCCCCGTCCAGGACGCCGCTCATGTCAGGAATGCGCTCGCGAGGGCGTCCCAGTCACCGTTCGGAGAGAAAGCCATGCCGAAGATCAGGGCAGCAGCCGAGAAGTTCGGCGTCGACGTCGCATCCGGCCGCTCGGGGCGCCCGGATGTGGAGCGCCGGTTCACGATGTCGTCGGTGGCGGTGATGTGGGCCGGCGCCGAGGAGGCCCGCGACGGGGTGCCGAAGCGGATCGGCGGCTACGCCGCGAAGTTCTCCACGTACAGCCGTGATCTCGGGCATTTCGTGGAGGAAGTGCAGCCGGCGTTCTTCAACAAGTCGCGGGGCGACGGCTGGCCGGACGTGATCTGCCGGTTCAACCATGAGGACACCCAGCTTCTCGGCACCGTCGCGGGGCGGACCCTGGAGCTGGGGTGTGACCGTGACGGGCTGCTGTATGACGTGGAACCGCCGCCGTCGATGCGGCACATCGTGGAACTCGTTCAGCGCGGCGACGTGTCCAAGAGCTCGTTCGCGTTCCGGTGCATCGAGGACGAGTGGACGATGACCAGCGACGGCGGCCCGCTGCGCAGGCTGCACACCGGTCAGCTGGTCGACGTCGCCCCGGTTGTCACCCCCGCCTATGCCGACACGTCCGCGGGGCTGCGGTCGCTGGCCGAGAAGTTCGGCGCCGACCCGGAGGAAGTCCGGTCGCTGGCCGATGCTCATGAGCTGCGGAAGTTCTTCGTCCGCACCGACGGGCCGGCGCCGAGGGCGGCGACGAGCCTGGTGGAGGCGCGGCGGCAGCTTCTGGAGCGCCGCGCCGACCCGTTCGACGAATAGCACGCCGCGGCAGGGACCAGCCCACCGCACCCGTTTCACCAGTACCTGAGGCAGGGACCAGCCCACCTCGCATCCATCGCACAGACACCAGTGGAAGGAAGCCCCCGCGATGAGCGAGGTTGCCAAGCGCCTGCGTGACCGCAGGCTGAGCGTGTGGAACGAGAACAAGGCGCTGATCGAGATGGCTGCCGAGGAGAACCGGTCGTTCACCTCCGAGGAGGAAGGCCGGATGGCGGCCTTCAACGAGGAGATGGACAAGCTCGACGAGCGGATCCGCGGTGTCCTGGAGCAGGAGAAGCGGTCCAGGGACGCGGATGCGGCGTTCGACGCGGTGATCGGGCAGCGTCCGTCGGCGGGGATGGCGGATTCGACGGGCCGTGACCCGAACGCGGAACTGCGGGCGTTCTTCAAGGGCGAGCGCAAGAGCATCGAGCTGGCGCACAACCCGGCACTCGGCCCGATCAACCTGCGTGTCCTGTCCTCGGTGACGTCCGCCGCGTCGGCGTCAGTGCCGACTGACTTCTACGACCGGCTGATCGCCCACCTCATCGAGGTGTCGGGGATCATGCAGGCCGGGCCGACAGTCCTCAACACGGCCGGCGGCGAACTGCTGCAGATCCCGCGCACCACGTCGCATTCGACGGCTGCGCTGACCGCGCAGGCGTCATCGCTGCCCACCTCCGACCCGGTGGTCGCCCTGGCGACCCTGTCGGCCTACAAGTACGGGATCCTGCTGCAGGTCGCCCGCGAGCTCGTCGACGACACCGGCGTGGACCTCGTCGGCTATCTGGCGATGCAGGCCGGGCGGGCGGTCGGGAACGCGTTCGGGGTGGACCTGATCGCCGGGAACGGCACCGCGAAGCCGTCGGGCCTGATCTTCGCCACCTCGGCCAGCCCGGGCGTGACGCAGGTCACCACCGGCCAGGCGGGTATCCCGACGTACGCGAACCTGGTCGACCTGGAATACAGCGTGATCGCGCCGTACCGGCAGTCGCGTTCGTGTTACTGGATCGCGCGTGACGCGTCGATCGGCGCTCTGCGGAAGATCGTCGACGGTCAGCAGCGGCCCATCTGGGAGCCGTCCGCGGTTCTCGGCAGCCCTGACCTGCTGCTCGGGAAGCCGCTGGTCGCGGACCCGAACATGCCGGCCGCGGCGACGTCGGCGTTCACGATGGGGTTCGGGGACTTCGCCCAGTTCTTCGTGCGCCTCGTCGGCGGGGTGCGGTTCGAGAGGTCGGACGATTTCGCGTTCGGGTCGGACCTGATCACGTTCCGGTGCCTGCTCCGCGGTGACGGGACGCTGATCGACACGAACGGCATCAAGCTGTTCAAGGCAGCGGCGACCTGAGGTGTCGAACCGGCGCCGTCTTCCCGGCCGTTCCGCGCCTGTGCGCTGCGCGGTGCACGGCGGGGCGATCGGGAAGACGGCACGCCGGGTCGACCTCGCCGACGGAAGATCGGTGTGCGGCCGGTGCACTGATGACGGGGCGCTGCTCCGGAAACTGGACTGCGGTCACATGGCGACCGCGGGG